ATTCTTTTTCGCAAACCCCATATCCAGTGCGTACAGACGTGCTCCACGTTTACAGATTTCGCATCTGGTTGCAATACGGAAATATATCGTTCCATCCGTTTCCCCCCACACCTCTACTTTATTAGTACCATATAAACCAGCATTGTTTAGCATATCAAAAGGAATTCGCACAAATACCCCGTTTTCGTCTCTTTCTGAATCTACTAACCTACCAGCAAACGGAGCACCTTGCCCTGCTTGTAAGGGATAACCTTGTAAATCTTTGTAATCATCCATATATTTTCCTCCTAAACGTTAGGTAGCTTGTACCATTGTCCTCCCATTCCCATAAAATAAAACCCATAGCCTTGACCACCATCAAAGAAACGAATGGACCCAGCTTGGCCCATTCTATTACGCCCTAAATTTATTCCCTGCGTTAGAATAGGTTGATTTATGAATACATCCTTTTCTGTAATTATATCAAAGGTCTGCCCATGATCAGCTGGACCTATGTTGTTATTTACGCCGCCTATAGCAATTCTATTAAACGGTTGAAGACCATCAGCCCTTTCTGATGCTGCACGATCCCAATTATACATGCAAGCGTAGTTACCACTAACCAACGTTATCCCTGAAACACAAACAGCTTTACCCGCAGAAATTTGCGCATTTGCAGCTGTAATTTTAACTACAATCATGTGTTCTTGTGGATTGTAATTGTTAGGAACAGTAAATGTGAAATTATACCTTCTAATTTCACCGTAAAATGTAGATGGCTCTGGAAAATCTTTATATATTTCGTGCCAAATTTTATAACTCACTTCATCCAATGGCGTAACAAAGCATACCTGCAATCGCGGTTTTGCCGTTACACGTACACCATTAATCTGCGCGGTTCTATAATGGGCTGACAAAGTATAAGAGTTTCCTGGATGAATCCCGTTTTGAACCTTTGTTTCTGGGTAATTATACGTGTCGACACGAACCGCATTTACCATTTGTTCATAGTTAAATATAAAAGTGTTATTTTCTATCACTACACCATTTCCTTGTACTTTCCAAGGTAGACCATATCCAGCACCAAACCCCTGATAATTGGGGTTACCTATGTTCGATTTTGGAACACTAGAAAAATCGTGATCGGCTATTAAATTTCGTTTTGGCATAACGGTTGTTTTCGTTCCCCATTCATCTTCAAAAAGGAAGTCTAACATTTTAATAGTAACGCCGTTTTTATCGATGGTAATTTTATCGCCATTAATTTTGATAATATTCGTATCAATACCCTTTGCAGTTAACCACTGCACCATTGTATCAGCATTAATTGCAAGCTTTGAAACATCAATTGTTATTTTCTCTGCTGTTTGATTGATAGAAGAAATAATATCGCCTTTTTTTACGGTACTAAGAATATTTTTCTCAGTAACTTGCACACGCCCCTCTAGCTCTTTTACATATGCATCTTTAGCATACCTACCATCAGATTGAGTTTGTGTATATACTTCTGATTTTGAAGCCTTTAAATCTAATCCTTTCTCATTGATAGTTAAACGATTATCGATTTGCGTTACCTTTTGATTGTAGTCCGAAGTATTGACTTTATTTGAAACGTCGCTAATCAATTGTTCTTGATTCGTATAATCAAAAGGTGAAGGGTAAAAATCAGTTGACGCAATTTTCCCCGCTTGTAACGTAGGCTGCGAGATCATCAATGTTCCATTTCTTACAACATGGAAACGGAAAAACATCGAAACTG